AACGTGGTACACTTCTTGATTTGTGACACAGAAATGACACAAAACTTTTTTATTTTTCTTGAATTTTTTTCTTGACATTGACTCCAGCACTTGGTATACTACTCTTGTATTGAGTGAGTAACAAGAACTTCTACAGAGATCATTATGAGTGCCCTTAACACGTTTGACTTCTATTCCATCACTGTTTCTTCCAAGACTAAATCTCCACTGCTCAAAGCTGGAGTTGAGAAACACCTAATTTCTAAGTACAGAACAGGGTGGAAAACCTATGGGTACGGCTGGAGTGCTAAGACCTACCCTGTGTGGGGTTATGAAGCAACAGTGGGTTACACTGAGGTTAATGGAAACCCCGATTCAGTAGCCAAGGAATGGAGTGACAAGGGGCTGACTACTCATGTAAGGTATCATGCAGTAGACTAAAAGCATGCTTAGCCCCTGGGCTGAATGTGAAAAAAAGTCTTGACACTCTAGTATGCATAGGGTATACTAGAGTTTCTTTCAGTGGTGATGAATGACTCATCACTATTTTTCAATTCTCAATAGAGAGATTCACAATATGAAAAGTTCAAAACGATTATCTGTAGCACGAGCACGAGCTGAGATTGCAAGACGTAATGTGGTTGTACTTGAGGCAAGGATTGCTGAGTTGAAAGCAGAGGTGGCACGTCAGAAGGCTACAGTAGTCTAGATAATACCTGAGAGTGCTCAGAATCCTCACCAGTGGGTGCTCTCATTTATCTGGTACATTATGAACGATTTAAAATTTACAACAGCAGGAGACTATATGAGCAGTGCTCGAGCAACTACGAATAAACTTCTAGAACTGATTGAAGAAGGTGTGCTGACTAGTGAACATGTTTTGAGTTGTGCGTTGAGTTACATGTCAGAGGCTGATGTCAAGGACATGGCTGAGTGTAATGAACTACTAGAGGAAGAAGAGGTTTACTAAAAACGGTATGCTCTTTGCAACACTGGAGGCCCGTGGCATTCACTCTAGCTGCCCCTTCAGAGCATTCTGTGTATTTTTACCCTGTGGTATACAGTTTGCAAAAGCAAAGAGCATACCCCCCAAAAACATGAGCCGTGGCTGCAATCTATACGGATTCTAAGGAACCTAGAGATTACCTCACATAAGAGAATTCTAAGTGCTCAAAGTATGTGTGCGTCCTCCATGACACACTATTTTCTATATTCACTTCTTTGTATAGATTCCCCAGAGAACCCAAATTGCAACAAGCCCAATCAATCCTTCGCTTCCAAGTTGCTTCACAATCTCTACCACTGAACCCACAATATCCATTCCTAGAAACGGAACAGCAGCTCCAAAGATAATCTGAAGAACAACTCCTAGTGCAATAATTGCAAGTCCTACTTCTGTTAGGCTACGAATCCAGCCTACTACTTTATCTATCATATGACATGTCTCCTTTTAAATAGATAATAGGAGTATTTATATTATATATACCCCCCCTTAAATCTGAGCAGTAATGGTTTCCTTCTCAAACTCTCTTAATCGTTTATAGACTGATACCAGTTCCACAATCTTTAGCCAACTCCGAATAATATACTGGAGGCTTTCTGCAACCTTTGAAAATGCACGAACAGTTTGTGATACAATTCCCAGAGTGATTCCTCCTGCAATAATGGTTGGCCCCAGTGCAACATAAGGCACAATCACCATTCCTTGCAGGTAGCTCCACTTTGCAATATTGAAATAGAAGTAATGCAGATAGGAGCGAAAGTGAATCGTTCTCACGGCATCAAACAATTCATTCACAAGTGCAACTCTTGCACGGCTCTTACTGTTTTCTCCTAGTACCAGTTCCTTTCGATATGCAGCTTCTTCCTTTTGAATATCATACTCAATGCCTGGGAGTTTTGAACCCACGGCACTCAGCACAGCAGTTCCTCCAAGGGCAGTCAGTATCACAATCCAAACTAGTCCGTGGTCTACCTCTCCAGCAAAGGGAAGTTCTGTAATACTCTGACTCAATCCATAGAGTATTGGAATGAAAGCAATCAGCATCAGCACGGATTCCAGCAGTCCGATTCCTAAGTCTTCCATGATTCTTGCAAACTTTAGCGTGTCCTCTTGCACTCTCTGGGATGCTCCTTCAATATGTCTTGCATGTTTCCAGTTTTCCATATAGTAGTCAGCCATGGACTGTCGCCATCGGAATGTCCAGTGATTCACCAGAAATCCATTGAATACCACATTGATTGCAATATAGATTCCTGCAAGGTATCCAAAGTCCAGCATGTATCCATAGTATTCCGTCAGAGTCACTGAGCCTGGTGTAGTCAGTGCTTTCTGTAGTGCATCATAGAATGCACCAAACCATTCATTAATCTTTACATCAAGTTGTACAGTGCTCCACATGGCGGCAATGATAATCAATGTACCAAGGATGCTCCACCATCCGTATTTTTTTACGTCAAGAAAGAATCGAAACATGTTGCCTTTTTTTATTTTATAGGGGATTCACTATTTATAAATATTCCAAAAGAGGAATAATGAACATGCATAGCTTCTGGGAATATAATAATAATTTTGTTTTGTCTGAAAAGGTTAAATGGACTCGCAGCCTTTTTGACCATTTGTTTACGTTGCCTTATAAAGAAATCAATGACTTCTTTTTAAAGAAATCAGTTTTTGCAGCATTGAAAGGTGACAATCCAGAAGCAGACAAAATGTATTATCTAATTCCAGATGATGATTTTCGATATCAGCTTCCTCTGGTTCCGGCAATGATTGAGCGTGTAGTAGGTTCAGTGGTGACCTATGGAATACATGCAAGCAGTCCAGAGAACCTTGAGAATTTGATGAAGTTGCAGAGTAAGAAAAGCAAGCAAGTTTCTGTATATACTACAGATGAAGAAGGAAGAATGACATCCGGTGTGCATGGAGGTGGAGGTGTCTATTCGATTCTTAAAGGAAATGTCTATGCAGGAGGCAGCACAGACATCATGAGCATCGTAGACAAGCAAGGAAGAAGACTAGTAGACCTTGGGCCGAAGAGCGAACTTGCATTTGCATATGACTATGACGATGTTGTAAGAAGTTCTGCATACAAAAAAATGTGGATGGACTTGCTAACATTCAGAAAATCAATTATCAACAATCTTGTTGCATTGGGAAAAAAGAGTATTGGTGATGAAAAGAAATATGTTGAGCGTGCAATAGACACTTCTTCTCCTCTGGTAAATGGAAGCATTAAAAGAGATTTTATCAAGAAATATATTGACGGTACAGAAAAGATTTTAAAGAAACACAAGGATGTGTTTGCAAAGATGTACATAGGTTGGGCAAGGAAGCAAAGCAGTAGTTGGAATTCTGTTGCAGATTCTTATGATGAGCTTGTGATGGGCAACTTTGAAATTGTTGCAGTCTATATTGAAGACCATATGGAAGAAGATTTTATCATGCATTTTTCTGGTGACCCAGATGATGCATACTTTACCATTGATGACTATGAGCTTCCTTCATTGGAAGAAGTAATCAGAAGAAATAACTTTAAGTTTCCAGTAAAGATTGCAACTGATTCTCATCAGTTACTTCCAAAAATAATTGACAAACTAAAATAGGAAAAGAAAAATGAAAAAAATAATTTTAACTGCATTCATGTTTATTGTTCCTGCAAGTTGCAGCTATGAAGGTGTAGAAGACAGTAGAGGAAGACATGTGGAAAAGATTCCACCAATTAATATTAATATTGAAAACATTAATACAAACAATATTAATTCAAATGATGCAGATAACACAACTATTGTAATGAATGATAATTCTTCTGCAACAGCTACTGCATCTGCAAATGATAATACTACGATTGACAATTCTACAGACAATAAATCAAGTGGGTGGTTCTTCTATTTTAATAGCAGTATATGATAAGACATAATGACCTTGAAGATGATTTATTAGAATCCAAAGAAATAAAACAGAAAGTTAGAACTAATGAAATCTATGCACAAAACTTGTATGCAGCTCTCTGCAACATGCAATGGGTAAAAGATGATTCTGTCCAAGCATGGCATTGCTCATGGAGATATGCAGGAAGTTTAGTTGCACAGATGAATGGTGAAGGAGATTATCTTGATTGGTATTTTTCAAGCTCTTTGTTTTCAAAAGAAGGATTTGTCAATGAAGGTGCGGTTACAGATTGGATTATTGATGACTTAAAAGAACTCGGCTGGAATCCTTTGCCTTGGGAAAAATCTCAGGAGCAAGAGAGATTAGAAATAAAGGAGGGACTGCCAAAAAGAACTTGACAATGCTATTCTATAGAGGTATATTAGCAGTGTAGGTTTTAGTAGATAACTTTATATAGAGACTATATTATGATAAGAAAAATAAACGATGTGGATAAAAATAAGTTGCAACGTGAGCATAAAGTTTATAATAAAGAAATGCGGCAAATGGGAATGCATTTTCTTCAGAAATCATTTGATGAATATGTTGCATATAAGTATGGAAAGTATAAGCCAAAGAAAAGAAAAGCACCTACTCCAGAAGAACAGCCTTTATATAGAAGAGAAGAATCTTCTGTACCAAGTATGAATACCTTGGGACAACATCATGATAATAAAAATACAACCAATTCAAAAATTTATACGGGAAAAATTATTAAAGGAATAGGCACAATGCATAAGTCAAATAGTGTTCCTGTTATAAATAATAATGTCGCTAAAGACCTTGCATCTATGCGGCGTTAAATAACTTTCATAAAGGAGTATTATTTTATGGAAACAGCAGACATGATTAAACAGTTAGTAGATGTCGGCGGCACCATCACAGCGCTAGTAGCTTGTTTCTGGTATATAAAATATTTAAGTGAGAGGCATGAAATAGAGAGAAAATTATGGATGGATAAAGATAGCGAATCAGATAGAGCATTAAGAGAATTGCTTACTGATTCAAATAAAATTTTGGGTGATATGAAAAATGTATTTAATGAGCACACATTTCTATTAAAAGAAATTTTAGATAGAAAGCAAGGTTCAGTTACTAAATGAGGTAATTTGAAAAATAGTCCTATTAATGAATTACAGCAGTTAATGATATTAACTGCTGAAGAGTGTGGTGAACTTACACAGAGATGTAGCAAAATACTAAGGAGATATGAATTAAAAAGTGAAATAGAAGAAGAGCAAAGAATTAAATTAATTGAAGAAGCTGGTGATGTTTTGTGTATGATTGGATTGATGGTAGAGCATAACATTACTAATTGGGATGAATTAGAAAAACGTGTTATTGCTAAAAAAGCTAAATTAAAAATATGGAGTGAATTAATAAAATGAAAGATTATGAATCTAAAATTATAGTTGCACTTGATAATATGTCAGCTCCTATGGCAAGAGATATTATTGCAAGATACTGCAATCAAGTGTATGGGTTTAAAATGAACCATACATTATATCCTTATATTGGTAAAGAATATAATAAAATATTCTGTGATTATAAATTGTTCGACATACCAAATACAATGTGTTCTGTTATTGAAAGTGCTATTGATTCTGGAGCTGAAATGATAACAGTTCACATGAGTAATAGTGCAGATTCAATTGAAGCAATATCTCAGTATGCAGACAAGATAAAACTACTTGGTGTTACTTTTTTAACTAGTTGGTCACATAATGATGTGCGGTCTGTTTTTCAGCAAAGTATTTTTAATGTTTATAAAAGATCCAGCTGGATAATGAAAAAATATAATTTTTGGGGAATGATATGTTCACCTAAAGATTTAATATTGCTAGAAAAAGATGTGCCGGATTCTCATGGATTGAAAAAAATATGTCCGGGCATAAGACATGATGTATTTAATTCTCAAGATCAAATTAGAGTTTCCACACCAGAATATGCAATTGAACATGGTGCAGATTATTTAGTTATGGGTAGAAGTTTTTTAAATCATAAGGATGAATAGGTGTCACATAATTTTGATATAGTAAATGCACAGCCTGCATTAATACAAGCTAAGCTAGATTTATATCATGAACTTCTCAGTGATTCAATTACACTAGCTGCAAACATAAGCGAACTTTCTGGTGATTCAGTTTCATCTTCTACAACTGATGGAGTTGTTACCAAAACAAAACCAAATGAAAGTGAAGATGGTTCTATAGGAAGTAGAATAGATTTAAAGTGGGATGAATTTATAATAGGTGTGCAAGAACTTAAAATAGTAATTGACACTTTAAGGTCTGGTAATCCAAAAAGTTTAGATAAATTACTTCCCAAAATAAATAATTTTACAAGATTAGAATTAGACCAAGCTGACATTGATGCTGTAAACTATGATGTGTTTCCTAGAATCACAAGAGGTTCTAGAATTTATCAAAGAACTTCTAGAGCATATGTTGAGCCAGACCCTGTTAGTGACCCCCCTCAGCATGTTCCTCCTACATTTACTATTGGTACGGTATATGATATTAGAGATAATATTGTTGTAGTTCATCCTCACACTGGAAGTTTTGAGCTCTCAGATAATACTGATACATCTGATGCAAATTATTACAATGACCAAATATCTGTAGTTTTGGGTGGAGAACAAAATCCAGTGATGGTTACAACTGGAATGGTAGAAACATCAAATGGAAATTCTGTTCCCACTGATGGAACATTTTTAAGTACGAACTCAAGCTTAAATATGCCAGGGCAAATAAAAGTTCTTTCTTTGAGAAGTCATGATGGAACAGCTGGTTCTCAAACAGTGCATAAATCATCCATTGATATTACAACAAATGTAAATACAATTAATAATACTGTTCAAACAAAAGTAACAGAATATACAGACAATCATAATTCTATATTTGGAGATACATCAAATCCTTCTAATATTATTAATGGTATTATTCAGAATATGCAGTCATTGGTTAGAAAGGCATCAATTGCAATTAGTTATTTTCAAGCTCTTCCAACAGCAGAACAAAAAACACTTGGATTCAAAGATCCAGTATTAACAACTTTGCATACTTTAATTACTACAACAGCCATGTTTCCAGAGATTAGTTCTGGAGTTTTTTCAAGTGGAAATACTTTCTTAGATGCATTACATACTGTGTCAAAAGATAAAACAACTTTATTTACTTTAAAAGAAACTAATGCAGATGGAGTTGTTCTTTTAGATGACAATGGAGACGAAATAAAAACAACATCAATTGATAGTGAAACAAGGTCAGCTAGTTATTCAGAAGCAATTATTGGACTTAATGGATTAGAAAATCCGAATGGTATTGATAGATTGAATACTTTACTTTCTACATTAACTTCCACAATTACAGCTTTAGATAATGCAATTAAAACAATAGAAATTGATGAAACTAGAAGAGGCATTTTGTCACAAAGATTAGGAACGGGAATATTTAATTATGGAAATGTTTCTCCAATTAACATAGCAAAAGATTCGTTATGGAATTTATTAGATGCCTAGTGTAGCAAGAATTGGAGATCCAACTTCGGCAGCCACATGTCCAGCAGATCACTCTGGAGCATCTGGAACACAACCTTTGCCAGGCGTTACTGGAACTATTACTTCTGGAAGTGGTAACGTATTTGCAAATGGTGCATCTGTTGCAAGGATTGGTGATCCTCTAGTAATAACAGACGGGCATCATCCTTCAGCAACAATTGTTTCTGGAAGTGGTACAGTTTTTGTAAACGGTGCATCTATTGCTAGACTTGGAGATAGTACAGTTGGAACTGCTGGATGGGCTGCACCAATTTCATCTGGTAGTGGAAATGTAATCGCAAACTGATAAATAGTTGTTCATAATAGGGAGTTTTTTTGATGAACAACTTTTCTCATTTTATGGGCCGAGATGGTTTTGTCTGGTGGATTGGTGTTATTGAAGATCGTAATGACCCAGATAAAATTGGAAGGGTTAGAGTTAGGTGTCTAGGTTATCATACAGAAAACAAAGATGATATACCTACAGAAGACCTACCTTGGGCTCATGTAATCCTACCTCCTACTGCTCCTTACGGAGCACTTCATAATCTGGTGCCTGGCATGTGGGTTATGGGTTTCTGGAAAGACCCAGCATTCATGCAGGAACCTATCGTGACAGGGATTATTCCCGGCTATCCTATTGAATCTCCAGACAGTACAAAAGGGTTTAATGACCCAAATGGAGACTTAAATGTTGGTTGGGATTCTCCTTATGGTAAATCTCATCCAAATAGAATAGATGAACCTGACACTTCTAGATTAGCTAGAAGTGAAAAATCTATAGACCAAACTGAATATAAACCACATGATGAAATTGCAGCAAGAGATGGAAAAGCATCTAAAGAAATTAAAGTTGCAAACGATAAAGAATCAGCTTGGAATGAATTAAAAACAATAGACCCAACTGAAAGAGGAAAGTCTGCTACAAACACAACAAACGTAGAAACATTATCATCAAGAAGTGCATCAAATAGAAGAAATCCAGAGTATCCTTATAATGATGTTTATGAATCAGAGTCTGGACATATCTTTGAAATAGATGATACACCATTTGCTGAAAGATTATATCGAAAACATAGAACAGGAACTTTTGAAGAAATAGATGCAGATGGAAATAAAGTAACAAGAGTTATAAAAGATAATTATACAATTGTTCACGGTAACGATTATGTATATGTTAAAGGTAATGTAAATCTTACAGTTGATGCTGATTGTAGAACTTATATTAAAGGTAATTGGGACATTCAAGTTGATGGTGATAAAAAAGAAGTTATTAAAGGAAATGTTACAGAAGAATATGGAACCAAGAAAAAAGAACATACACATAACACAAAAGTTTCAGCAAAAAGAATTGAAACGGTTGAAGGAGATACAGAAGAAAATTATGTAAAGAAAACTGAAACTACAAGTGGTGATGTAAAAGAAACTTATGGGGGTAAACAATCTACATCAGTCAGTGGAAATAGGAAGCTTCAAAGTGGTGCAGGAATAGACATGGATGCTCCAACCATTCAATTAAACTAAAGGAATGATTATGATAAAAGAACGTATAAAAAGACCTCCTAAACGTCCTAGATTTAATTACATTATTATACTTGAGGATATAGTTACAGGCAAGAGATATGGTGGAACATTTCCTGCTTTCTGTATAGAGAATGCAGAGTTTATGGCAAGCTGTCTTAACGGAATAATTATAGGTGAAATGGATGAAGAAGGAAATGAGTATTACTATGAAGACCAAATAGATAAATTAAATGCACATTTTAATAATAATACTTGGCACAATAATGTTAGATGGATTTCTTAGAATAAATATATTTAATAGGGAATAAAAAAATATGACAGTAGCTACCAGTAAATATGATGCAGAGTCTAATAATTTATCAGATAGGTCAGCACAGATTTACAAAGATTTAAATTTAAATTTTTCTTTGCATCCAATTAAAAAAGATGTTTCTACTCTTTCTGACATATCGGCAATCAAAAGAAGTGTAAGGAATTTGATTAATTTAAATCTTCATGGTAAGCATGAAAAGCCTTTTCATCCAGAAATAGGTGCATCTATTAATGATAATTTGTTTGAACCTAATGATACATTTTCTTTAAATGTTATGGAAAATAGAATAATAGATACATTAAAAAATTATGAACCAAGAATTATTCTTGAAAAAGTTGAAGCATTCTCTGGAGAAGCTAAAGATTTTTTTGGAGACCAATCGAATGAGATTAGAATAAAAATAGAATTTTATATTAAAAATGCAGTGACAGATTTAATAGAATATGAAACCATTATACAAAGAGCAATATAAAAATGGCAGTTAATTCATCTAAATTAAGAGTTACAGAATTAGATTTTGATGACATAAAAACCAATTTAAAAATATTTTTAAATGGTCAAGATACTTTTACAGATTATAATTTTGAAGGTTCTGGATTAAATATATTGTTAGATACCTTGGCTTACAACACACATTATTTAGCATATAATTTAAACATGGCTGTCAATGAATCTTTTTTGGACAGTGCAATTTTACGCTCATCTGTGGTGTCACAGTCTAAAGCTTTAGGTTACGTTCCAAGGTCTTCTCGCTCTGCTGTTGCAAGTGTAAATGTTACATTGAATAATACAACAAAAACAACAGCATCAATGTCAAAAGGTCAGGTTTTTAAAACAAACATTGACGGTCAATCATTTGCGTTTATAACAAATCAAGATTATTCGACTAATATAAATGCTGGAGTATTAACATTTAATAATATTTTAATATATGAAGGAACATCTATAAAAACAGAATATGTTGTTAATACTAAAAATATAAATCAAAAGTTTTTATTAACAGATAACTTAGCTGATACTACAACTCTAGCAGTTAGCGTTAAAACATCAGCAACTGATACTAATATTAGAACATATAAACATGCAACTGATATAAGTCAAGTTACAGATATATCAGAAGTTTATTTTTTACAAGAAGTAGAAGATGGTTTTTTTGAAATATATTTTGGTGATGGGGTAATAGGTAAAAAATTATCTGATGGTAATATAGTTACATTAGAATATATTATTTGTAATGAAGAGAAACCAAATAGTGCTAGCAATTTTACCACAACAGCTGTTGATGGTGTTACAAATGTTACAGTTTCAACTGTTGCTGCTGCAGCAGGTGGTGCATTTCCAGAAACAATTGAATCTATAAAATATTTTGCTCCCTTAAATTATGCATCTCAA